GTTGGATACACTCCTTTGCTTCTCCTACTGACATCTTGAACCACTCACCTCTACGCTCTGCTATTACTTCAGCAGACCTGTGTGCCTGTGCTTCTGTCTTACGTCTGTCCTTAGTATAGACAGAGTATACTAGCTTGTAGTCTCTCATTGGACTACCTGTTTGATAACCCTTAAGTCTATCCTCAGAGTCAACAGCCATACCTATCTTTACCCACTCAGGCCAAGCGTTATTAACAATGATGTAGACCTCACCCTCTGTAGATGACTCGTAGTTTACTAGACTAGAGAAGGCCGCATCATTAAATGATTTGTAGTTACCTGCCTTCCATAGAGGATGCTTCCTAGATACATACTTACCATTCACAGTCATACGCATCTTATTAGTCAGTACGTTATTCTTCTTGTTATGACGTACATTATAACAAGACTTACATGTTCTGTTATCATGCTCTTTGAAGTAAGGTGTCCAATTATCATCAGTTAATTCGGCAGTACAATCTCTGCAAACCTTAGTGTGTGTCTGCCCAATTACTTCCGTACTTGTATTCACTGTCGAGTCTGCATCTGAAGCTGAAGTGTTCTTCGGTGTCTCGCATACACTGTTGAATAAGTCTGCCTGTTTCATCTTCTTGTCCCTTCTTTACTACTAATTGAACTTCGTCATGGATGAACGCTACAATCTGTGCGTCCAAGTTTGCTTGCTTCAACGCACGTGCTATGTACACGTACCATGTCTTACAGATGATAGCACCTGCACTCTGTAGTAGAGTGTTCAGTGCCGCATGGCTGTGTCGGATAGGAATGATACGTCCGTCCAATCCCTTGACCCAACCCCTGTCATCTGCTGCTCTGGCTACTGCATCCTTTAGGTACTTAAGTGCTGGTAGTTTCTTCAAGAACTTCTTCTTGATTGCCTTACCTTCCTTCGCACCCTTACCTATAATCTTACCTGTCTTCTCATCACCTGAACCATAAAGAAATCCATAGATGAATGTCTTGGCTTGGTTACGAGATGATAGGCCAGCCGCCTCTTGATTAGTAGTATGTATGTCACCATTCAATACAACGTCAGCATAAGAACCATTGTCATAAGCTGCCATGTAATGAGCAAGGCAACGTAGTTCTAAGCCACTTGCATCAGCACCTAGCAGTGAGTAACCCTTAGGTGCTATGAAGAGTGACCTACATTCCGTACCAAATGGCGCACCCACACTAGGGATTTGTGCCATGTTTGGATTAGAATGTGTGCAACGAGAAGTGACAGCACCCATATGATTAACCCTACCATGTAGCTTACCTTCCTTCTCCATCTTGAGCCATGCTTGCTTACCTGTAGCTAGCTGACCTATGCGTTTATTCAACATCAGGTATTCACATAACATCTCAGCCTCTGGCATATCAATACCAGATAGGATGTTATCATCTACCTTAGGCTCACCACTGTCAGTGAATACCTCAGGCTTCCAACCTCTCTTCATCAATCGGTCAGCAATCTGCTGTCGTGATGCAGGGTTGAATGGGATAGTCTTGGTCTTAGTCTTAAGCTCTACAATCGTAGGCTCAAAGGTACTGACTAACTCATCCTCAATCTCTGACCTACGTGATGCCAGCTTGTACCACAACTCGACTGCTTTCTCCTTGTCAAAGGGGAAGCCCTGTTCTTGTTGCTCTCCTAGTAGAGTATGTATCTCAGCTTCCAAGGCTAGTGCTTGTTCACTGAAATTTTTCTCCATAATTTTATGATACAGTTTGGCAGTAACAGCCGTGTCCTGTATGCAGTAGTCGAGCATGTCATCGGAATATACTGCAAAGCTCTCAACACCGTTATTGAAATCACCTTTTAATTCTCCTAGTCTATAGCCCCAAGCTTTAAGTGAGTGACTACCAATCATCTTCTGTGGTATGCCACCTGCTTTATGTAGCTTGAAGTCAATCTCCTTTACGTCAGGCCAGATAGTCCTAGAGTATACTAACGTATCTAACAACTCACCAGTATAGGTGTAGTTATATAGTTTCTTCAGTACACGTAAGTCATAGTCTATGATGTTGTGTCCTATGAGTAGGGTCACGTTGTTATCAATAAACTGTAATGCCTCTTGTGTCTGTGTTAGGTCAAAGGTGTATACCTCATCAGTCTCTACATCTCTGAAGACATGACACCATACCTTAGATACTTCTTCCAGTAGGTGGTCTGCTTCAATGTCCCATGCAACTTTCATATCGTGTCTCCGCACTGATTAAAATTCTATTTCTACTTCTTCTTCGTCATCAAATAATGTCTCCGTCATACGTCCTGTAGTTGTACTGTAAGATAAAGAACAACATAAGCCTGTCTCACCAGACCATCTATTCTTCAACACCCTCACCTGACTGACGTTAGCATTGTCACTGTCCTGTTGATTACGCTCAAGACCTATGACCATATCACTTAGCTGACCAATGGCAGCACTACCCCTCAGTTGAGACATACTTGTTTGTGCGCCATCCTCATGGCCTCTGTCTCCTGATGGTCGTTTAAGATGTGAGATAAGTATTAGCCCACAGTTTAGTTCCTCAACCAAAGCACGTAGTCTGGTCATGGTATTGTCGATTAGCCTACGCTCATCACCACCCTCTAGACCAGATACAACAATGCTAATATGGTCAAGGATAATATAGTCACACCCACAACCTCTAACAAGATACCTAATCTTTGACAGTAGATTGTCGCTATCAGTAGAACCCCAATGGTCATACAGATATACTCTGCCTGACCCAACAGTTGCATCGAAAGCATCACGTAACTCCTCTTGTGGTACATCTGTTTGTCTTAAGTGTAGGGGCTTGTTAAGTTCTAGTGACATCAACCCTAGTGCAGTACGCTTTACGTTCTCTTCTAGTGCAATGTAACCTAGTGTCTCACCATTCTTAATGAAGTAGTGAGCGAACTCACGTGCTAGCTGTGACTTTCCAATTCCAGAACCAGCAGTCACTGTAACAATCTCACCCTTACGACAACCACCTGTCTTATCCTGCAACCCTACATATGGGTAGGCTACTGAGTCTTTGTCATCGTTAGCTATCACGATGTCCCACACATCAGTACCTGCTAGGATACCATCAGGTCTGTAGGTCTTAGCACCCCACACTGCGTCAATCAATTCACTAGTGCGTCCAGCCTGTACCATATCGCTTGCATCCTTGAGAGGAAGCTTCGCAATCTTAGCCTTGTTAGGTGGTAGGATGCTAGCTACCTCAAGGGCTGCTGCCTCACCATGCTCATCGTTATCAAACATAATTACGATGGACTCATAGTTACACAACCACTCAAGGCTCTTAGCTACTGCCTTCTTAGCTGACTGTACACCCTGAGGTACGGATACAACAGGCCACTTGTTGTCAAAACATTGACTAACAGACAGGGCATCTAACTCACCCTCTACTATGGTAATCATCTTGCCCTTGTCACGGCATAAGTGTTCACCATACAATCCAATACTCTTGATGTCCCCTATAACCATGAAGTCTTTATTGGGGAAGCGTATCTTCTGTGCCTGTAGTGCGCCTGACCTGTCATACATGTTGGCTACCTGTACCTTCGCACCCTTATAGGTACTCAGTCCGTACTGCCAGTGCTTAGTAGTCTTCTCGTTTAGTTTACGTTTGCCTAGTGCTGTCACCTCTACTGGTAAGAACTCTGCATTACTTGGTGTTGTCACTGCAATCACTCCTTCATCGTTGTCACCCTTGGTGAATGTCTGGCAAGAGAAGCAGTAGTGATTACCGTTTGCGTATAAGGCATTGGCATCACTACTGCCACAGTGAGGACAGGCTTCATGCCTGATGAACTCACTCTCTTCCATTAGCTACCTCTCCTAAGATATAGTCAGAGACAATACGCATCTGCTTTGCGATAGCCTTGGCTACAGGGTTAGGGTAGGTGAGCGTATCACCTGCTATCTCAAGCCCAATGTCACGCCAATCTGTGGCAGCATTGAACTCTTGGTCATCGACAAAGACAGACAGTACTAGTCCCTTCTCTGTCATCTCAGCATTGATGTCTACCTCAGACACCAACTCTTCTTGTATCTCAATCAGACTCATCTAGCCACTCCTTAGGTATAGTTCCTTCTGCCCAATGGAAACCATTACGGTCTGCCCACTCAGCACATGTCATCTTACTTCCGTCTTTCCTTTTCTTAGCTCCCTGTATAGTAGCACTAGACTTCTGGAATACAAAGCGTATGTCCATGTCGGGGTACTGTGCCTTGATAGCTTTCATCTTACGCTGGCTATCCTGCCTGAAGTACCCCTTCAGTTCTACTATCATGTCACCTACTGCTAGGTCAGGGATGTAGTGACGTTCCACAAAGTATGGTAACTTACTTGGTTCATACTCATATGAAATGTCACGTACATCTAAATCAGAAAGAACGGCCTCTTCAAAAGTCCCCTTCATCTGAGCTTCCTGTAGGTAGGTTATCATCCAGCATGTCCATAGCACTGCTCTCTTGGGTGTTGTCTTTGGCTACTGCTTCGGCAACATAGCCATCCTCTTCATCCAATAGTGACATAGCTGTTGGTCTACCTTCTTCTAACTTGATAACCTGTAGGGCTACTAGTCGTAGTGATGTACCCACTGTCTTAGAGCTTGGCATGTAGTATGGGTAAGGGTCAATGATTGCCTTTACTACAGAGCCATTACCAATCAGGATACTAGGGTCAATGGGTTGCTTCTTAGCATCCAGTACCATAGGACGCTGGCGTACATCTACCCCATCCTTCTTACGTACTGCTGCCAGCTTGGTCTTGAAGAACATATTACCTGTAGGATTACCGTCCCTGTCGTAGTGTTCCTTGTTGTTAGTCGCAATGGACAGGCTAGCACGTAGAGCATTACGCTTGTTCTCTGGTGCTTCCTTGACAGTTTGTTCTAGCTTCTGTTTAGCTAGTACTTCTAACTGTTCACATAGTACTGTTGCTTCTGCTTCTGACATGATGATGTTAGCTGAGTATTCACCATGTGGTTTAACAAACTTAGTGTCAGGCTCATGTACTTTAGCCCACTCAACTGTACCTTCTAGTTTAATGTTTGGCATATTAACTCCTTCTGCCTATTCTGTTTTGCCGATTGGCTAGGTTGTAACTTTAGAAATCATGCAAAGAAATAATCTGATTTCAAAACGTCACGTAGGTTTAGGCTACCACTAGCAGGTGGTTCAGGCACATCCTGAGTACCTAGTGTAGTGATAGCATGTTGTCTCAACTGTGTCAAGACATCATTCTCTTCATACATATTAACAAACTCTTCACGTAGTACCTCTGACATCAGGGGCATCATGCTACTGTGTGTACCGTAGCTATCATGCACCATAGCATAGTCATGGATGCCTAGCTTGTAGGCTTTGTTAATAGTCTTGGTCATTGCCGCAGCATCTAGACTGTGGATAAAGTTAGGTGATGCACCTAGCCCTGTCCTTCGCCTGTTCACTGAGTCTTCCTTGTCCTTAGGAAAGGATAGTGATACTACCTCGCCATTGATGTGTGTCTTGATACGCTTCTGCTGTGTCTCACTGTACTGCTGTAAGACTATCCAGCCTGTAGGTGTAACCCATTCCATGTGCTGTCCTCTCTCAGCATACACATCTGCTACAGTCTTAACGTAGTCCATCACCTTACGTGCTGATACAATCACCTCACTGATGGCATCCCACACATGACCTGCTAAGTAATTACTAGCCTCAAACAAGTCATCACCAAAGGGATTGCTTGCACCCTCTTTAATCTTATCACCTATCGCTTCCTGTATGTAGGTTCTGCATGAATGTCTTGTGCCTGAGTAGGGTACAATCATAACAGGACGCTTGGTTAGCTTCCTATCAATACCAAACTCTAAACATTTACGTGCTAGCTCTGAACCATCTGCCCTAACGCTGGCTGTTGCGGCCTCTGCTACCTGCCAGTAGATGTCCTGAGGTAGGTTACTAGGTACTAGGTTAGTAGCCAGCCCACCTGCTTGGTCCTTGAGGATAGCAGACAGGTGTTGTAGTCCATTGCATGACCCATCGGCAGCACATGGTAGTCGTGTCTCAAAACCCCATCCCTGTCTGACCAGCCCTGCCATCTCATAACACCAGCCTAAGAATTGATAAGGCTTGTCTGCTTCCAGCCATACTTGATTATCGTATGGGTTGTCAGCAATTCTCTGTGCCTCATCTGCAAAGTCCCAAGCCCATGTCTCTCTGTCATTCAGTGATACCTTGTCGTTACCATACAGGTTAGCACCATGAATACACAACCACCTAGCATCATCCCAATTATTGATGGGCATGGGATAGCCAAACTCTAGCAGTGATTTGGACCAGTCAGCAGATTGAGGTGACAGGAATGTACTGCTTGCATACTTACGTGAACGAAAATCATTCTGCCATACGTAATAGAACCTGTCATACCCTGCGTACTGTTCAGCTATGTTAAGTGTACGCTCTACCTGTATCCTCTTACTGATAGTGCGGTTGTTCTGTGAGTAGATGGTGTTACGCTTACGTGACCATGTTCTAAACTCCTGCTTCTCCTCTTCGTTCATGTCCTTCGGGTCTTTACTGAATGGGTAGACTGGTAGTGGTGTGTCCTCTCTTGCTGGTAGCTTACCCCACTCCTGTCCGTTGTCCCATAGCTGGCGTAGTACTGTCAGTACGTTGTTATTGATACGCCATTCAGTGTCCTGTAGTGTGTTGAGACAGGCATACTCTTGTGTTAAGTCTTGGTCTGATAGTCTGTTTAAGTGTACCTTCAAACTCATTTGCGCCTCACTATAGGTAGTTCATCTATGTCATGTCCATGATACCCACCACCCTTGATACTGGTCCACCTCTTAGGTGGTATCACACAGGGTAGGTAGCGTGGCCTTGATGTTTCTATGTACTGATTGAAAGCTGCAATCCACTCGACTGTCTCCTCACTAGGTACTACATAGGTAGCCCTTCGCTTACGTTCAGTCTGTTGAGTGTCTAGCTTGATGATACCTGTAGTCTGTATGATGATGTCTACCATCTTAAATCCTACATGCACACGCTCTGACTTCTCCCATTCAGTGTCCTTGTATCCATCCTTGTTCATCTTGTTAGTAAGTCCATAGCGTCTAGCACCATAGGCTTTCTTCATTGCTTGCTTGATAGTGTTACGTGCTATGTCTCCCTCGCTGTGTATCCACCTGTCTAGTCTGTCCTGTATCTCTATGTTAGCACCCATAGTACGGGCTACATAGAGCAGGGTATTCTTTCTACTGATGCTATCTACTAGTGATACCACTGATAGATAGGCTACTTGTTCTGCATCCATCTCTCGCACACGCTTGAACGTAATGTCCCTTGATGGATTGCTTGGGTGTGATAGGTACTCTCTTAGTCCTTCCGCTACTGTGCCTACCACCTTCGATACTATGGCTCTACCATGAGCCGTGTTAGATTCCATGCCCTTGTCTACTGACCTGTCTCTTGCCCTTCTGAACCGTTGGATACCACCTGTTAGCATCTCTGTCTCTAGCTCAAGCTGGTGCTGGAATAGGTCATCGTCTGTTTCTAAAGTTACATCCAAGAGTAAGACCCCCTTTACTATATACTATAGGATAAGATACCTAGAGACAATACTCCCAACAATAAACAGCAGAAGTGTAGTCCCATTATCCTTTCAAAGTCTGTCATTAAACCTACTGCTGATACTAATGCTAGCAAGCTTAACCATATTATTACTGCTTCACTCATTCATCACCATATGTTTCTAGCATCCACTGCTTGTGAGGTGTTGTTACTTCATACTCTTCTGGTACTGGCTCAGTCCACTCAGCTAGACAGTCAGGGCAGAACCATTCTACCATACCATCTACTGCTATGAGTGCTTCTGCTTCACCCTTACCACAGTACCCACATCTCTTGAACC